ATGCAGAAAAAATATGTGTCCGTCAGCGCGGAGGTGGATACGGACGGCGTGATCCGCCCGCTTCTTATCCGCTGGCATGACGGCAGACAGTGGGAGGTGACAAAGGTGCTTCATACCTGCACTGCTTCTCACGATGAGTTTGAAGGCGTCCGCTACACCGTCAAGATCGGTCGCGCGGTAAGATATTTGTATCGGGAGGGTCAGCGCTGGTATGTTGACCGCTCCCCATAGGAGGTGTTTGTGAGACATGAGGATTTTTTCTTACGAGGAACTCGACGAATTGGGCGAGGGTTTAATCCGCCAATATCTCGGGAAGGAAGCGGAGCGCACCTGCTGCGTGGACATCGAGGGGTTCGTCACGGACTTTCTGAAGCTGCCCCTGCTGTACCGCAGCTTTGCCGAGGAGGACAGCGACAAGATCGGCTTCATTGCGGACGGCGTGACCCCTCTGCGCGTCTGTGAGAACGGAGCCGTCGTCCGGCGCGCGTATCCCGGAGGAACCATCGTGATAGAGCGCTGCCTGCGGCAGGAGCACGAAAGCGGCAGACGGCGCTTCACCATCAGCCACGAGTGCGCCCACTACATCATGGACAGGGCAGTTCCCAGCGCAGCCTTTCACCGTGAATTTGACGGGGAGCGCGCCTACACGCAGGAGGACTTCAAAAACCTGTTCAGCTTTCGGGAGACGCAGGTTGACCGCATGGGCGCAGCCCTCCTGATGCCCCGCTTCATGGTTCACAACGTAGCGCTCATGCACGGATGCACAGACCGCATCCCCGTATACGGGGACAGCGTTCTGCGGACGGCGGACAAGCTCCGAATCAAACAGATGGCCAACGCCATGGGCGTGTCCTTCTCCGCATTCCTCATTCGCCTCCGGGAGCTGGGCTGTCTGTGTTACCGCCCGCTTTCGGAGTACATCACGGAGGAAATGGGGCTGGGACAGGGCGGTGGCGCAGGATGAGAAAAGCAAGCGCCCCCCGTAAGCTCTCGCCGGATGTGTCACGCAAGCTGTCCGATTCCCGCAGGCAATCCGCCGCGCTGACACTCCGGGAGATCCACTGCCCCTTTTGCAGCTTTCTGGTGGAGAAGGTGTTCTCCGACGCAGCGGGACACAAAATGGTCTACTGCCGAAAATGCAAGTCGGAGTATCCCATCAATCTGGGCTGCTTCCGCAGGATGAAGGCGAAACAGGCCGTCTGCCGCCTGCTTTCCGGAAAAACAAGGCAGAAAAGATAAACTGAATACAAAAACCGACTTTTAATCGAGCAAGCGGAGAGAATCAGATTCGTTCTGAGGAGACTGCCAAGCGCCGTACAAAGTCAGACTGAACCGGCAAATGGGTTCGGTCTGCTTTGACGGCGCTTTTTTGCTGCCCGATTTCTTTGTACGGCGTTGAAAGTCCTTTCCCGGCTTGGCTCGGGAAAGGACTTTTTCCATGAAACGCCGCTTTGAACAGTACATCTGCCGCTACCCGTGAGCTCCGAATTTTTGATTTCACCCAAATTCAAAAATTCAAAGGAGATCACGGCATGAAAACATTAAAGGAGTTCGATTACGACCTTTGGGCAATCGAGGAAAACGGAAGAAAGAGATATTTCGCCAGAATCAAGGCCACCGGCGAGGAAACGGAGGTCAGCCTTGAGGTGATGCGGCTGCTGCTCCGTCAGGAAAAGCAGATGCGCCGGGAGTACGCAAAACAGCAGACCATCGGGCCGGTTCTGAGCCTTGACGCCATCCGCGACGGCGGAAGCATGGATGAGGCCGCGTGGCTGCTGGATGTGCGGCAGCGCATCGACTCCGAGGTGCTCACGGCAGAACTCACAGACGCATTCTGCAAAACGCTGACGGACAGCCAGCGTTCGATCTTTCGGGAATGCCTCATCGAGGGGAAAAACCAGTCCGCATATGCTGCAGAGCACGGCATGACCAGGCAAAGCGTGCATGACGCAATCGCGCTGATCCGCAAAAAAGCAAAAATATATTTTGCGTGATACCTGACAAAGGGCAAAAAAATGTCCATTGAAAGGTGAGAGGACAAATCTCACCGCAAGGGATACGGAGATTCAGTTTTCTCAGAGCCTTACGGCTCAGCGAACCTTGAAAACTGAATATCCAGGCATCAGGCACATTCCCAACACTATGGGCTGAACCCCTGAGCCGCTTTCGTGAGTGCGCCACGACCTCAGAAATGAGCGAGCGATAAAACTTACACGATAAAAGCCGGGCTGCTCCCGGTGGAGGCGATGACAGGTGTTGGGGACAATGATACTTCCGTAATTCGCGGCCCGGCCACAATGAAGGCGGGGAGGTTAGATTCCTATGGAGCGGTGCAGCACACCGCCGCCTGATGTTCTCCCTGCTCTCGGGGCGTCGAGGACAAATTGAGAGCGGACATACCCGAAAAACGAAACAATCTATAAGACAAGGAGATACAAAAGATGAATTGTCAGGAGAAATACAACAGCGAGAGGTATCTGGATATGACCTGCTTTCTCGCTTTGAGGAATATCGAAAGAAAAGAAAGAAAGGAACGGAGAAACCGCATGAAGGAAAACTGGATTTACCGCAGGGGCGATGTGTACCTCGCCAACCTCGACCCGTATATCGGCTCGGAGCAGGGCGGCACACGCCCAGTCGTAGTGTTGCAGAACAACACCGGCAACTACTACTGCCCCACGCTTATCATCGCACCCATCACGTCCAAGGCGGGCAAGAAGCCGTCCCAGCCCACCCACTACTATGCGGAGCGTATCCACGGGTTGGATGTTCCCGGCATGGTGCTGCTGGAGCAGATCAAGACCATCGACAAGCGGCGCGTGAAGAAGTACATGGGCAGGATGACCCGGCAGCAGATGGATGAGATCGGGGAAGCCATCGAGGAAGCCCTCGGGTTGTATGTCCCCGAAGAAATGGAGGCTCCGTAATGAATCCCGTATTGACCATAGACCCTGAATTTGAGGCAAAATGCCCGCCGCTGACCGAGGACGAGCTTTCCCAGCTGGAAGAAAACATCTTAGAGGAAGGGCTGGTGCTCATGCCCCTCATTGTCTGGAACGATACGATTGTGGACGGTCACAACCGCTACCGCATCGCGCAGGCGCATCCGGGCATCGGGTTCCGCACCCATGAAAAGCAGTTCAGCAACCGCTACGAAGCCCTTTCCTGGATTTGCAAGAACCAGCTCGGGCGGCGAAATCTTACGCCCCAGCAGAAGAAATATCTGATCGGGCAGCGTTACGATGCAGAGAAAAAAACACATGGAGGAGATCGGAAAAGCAATCTGCCAGAATCAAGTGGTCAAAATGACCACTTGATTGCAGCACAGAAAACAAGAGAGCGAATTGCTTCAGAGACAGGAACAAGTGAGAGCTATGTTAAACGAGCGGATCAGTATGCAAAAGGTGTGGACGCCGCTGAAGAAGTGCTTCCGGGCATCAAGAATGACCTGTTGCTCGGAAAGTTTAAGCCCAGAGAAACCGATGTGGCGGCTGTCGCCCGCGCATCCCCGGAGGAGCGCCGGAAAAAAGCGGAACAGCTCAGGGTGATCCCGGAAAAGAAGCCCAAGGCAGATAAGGAGTCTGCCCGGAGCGGCACAAAGCGCCAGCAAGAGGTTTATGCGACTATCGACAAAAGCTACGAGGATATGAAGGACTCCAAGCGCGTCACGGAGGATTCGGCACTGGTAAGTCTGCGTTATACGGCGCGGAACATGGTCGAGACATGCGACGTGCTTTTTACGAACTTCCCCGGTCTATTGGAAAAGCCGGACTACAAAGATCAGGTCATTGAAATCATGCAGGAGCCAAAACAATACATTCTCAAATTGGAAGGAGAAAAAGACAATGAGCAGCATTAAGACACTCTACAAGCTGATGGAGGTCAGCAGCCGGGATTTGGAGATTCCCGATGCGTACCAGCGCAGGCTGAACACCGAGCGTGTGGCAAAGATCGTGGCCGGGTTCAATGAGCGTATCGCCAACGAACCGAAGGTTAGCTTTCGTGACGGTCACTATTATGTGTTTGACGGGCAGCATACTATTGTGGCGCGCAAGCACATGAACGGCAACAACGACCTGCCGATCCTCTGCAAGGTGTACTACGGTATGACAGAGGCTGAGGAAGCCCTGCTGTTTGCCATGCAGACCGGCTGCTCCGCAGCCCTGACGCCCAGTGCAAAGCTCCGCGCCAATCTTCGCGGAAAGGATAAGGCGTCGGGCGAGTTCTACGAGGCCACCGAGGAAGCGGGGCTGCATGTGGGCTTTGAGCGGGGCGGCGGCACGGGTCGCATCCTCTGCATCAATACCGCTTTTGCGGAGTTCAGGCGCGCCGGGGCGGAGCTCTATAAGGAAGCGCTCACCATCCTGCTGGAAGCCTGGGGCGGCGACCCTGATTCCCTCCGAGCCGAGGTGATTCAGGGTATCGTCCACTTCGTGGAGCTGTACCACGGCGAGTACGACCGGGAGCGGCTCATTTACAGCCTCCGCGCCTACGAGCCCAAGTTCATCTACGCGGCGGGTAAGGCGGAAAAGGAGCTGCGGGGCGTAAAGCGCTACGTCAACCTGTTCTACCGCATCTACAACGGCAGGCGCAAGCATTCGACCCTTCCCATGAAGTTCTGAGGGAAGGGTCTTTTTATCCGCATCGAGGCCGGAAACCATGGGGCTGTGTTCCGTCACAGCCCTATTCTTCTGCCCTCGGCTCGGGCTTATAGATTTATATATCCAATCATAACCATGGAATAAACAAAACAAGGAGGTATGGCATGGACGCATATACGGCATCCGATATGGATGTTCGCACCGTTGACCACAATACGCTGGTGGATATCCGCGACGTAAAGGTCAACACGGCGCTGCCCAAGCGGGAGCGTATTTTGGATTTCATCCGTCAGATCGGCAACCCCTACTGCTACCGGCATGGGAAATATGTGGTCAGGGTCAGCTTCGCCGATACGGATGTTTCATTGGAGGATAGATTGGAAGCATATATCCGCACAAAGGGCTGATCCTGCGACATCCTCGACAGTCCTGCGCAACGCAGGGTACAATTTTGGAGGAAAGGAGCTGGCAATATGCAACACAACACCGAAACAAAAATCTGGAACGCCACGCTTTACCTCCGGCTGTCGAGGGACGATGGGGATAAAGAGGAATCCAACAGCATCACCGGGCAGCGGGAGCTGCTGCGGGACTTTATCCGAACCCGCCCGGAGCTTCGGGAATACGCCGTCAGGATCGACGACGGCTTCACGGGCTCCAATTTCGAGCGGCCGAGCTTTAAGAAAATGCTGGAGGACGTAAAGGCGGGACGCACCAACTGCATCATCGTGAAAGATCTTTCGCGCTTTGGCCGTAATTATCTGGACGCTGGCGAATACATCGAGAAGATATTCCCATTTTTAGGCGTGCGGTTCATCGCCGTCAACGACAACTACGACAGTCTCGGCGGAAAAAACGCTTCGGACGAGCTTATCATTCCGTTCAAAAACCTCATAAACGAAGCCTACTGCCGGGATATTTCCGTGAAAGTCCGCACCCAGCTTGAGGTCAAGCGCAAGAGCGGCCAGTATATCGGCGCATTTGCCGTGTACGGCTATCTGAAAGACGAAACAGACAAAAACCGTCTGGTGGCAGACGAATACGCTGCGGACGTCGTGCGGGATATCTTCAAATGGAAGCTGGAGGGCATGAGCCCGCAGGATATCGCCGCCCGATTGAATCACAGCGGCGTGCTTTCGCCCATGGAATACAAAAAATCGCTGGGCATGAGGTTTGCCACCTCCTTCAAGGCGAACCCGCAGGCGGCATGGTCGGCCAACGCCGTGCTCCGTATCCTGAAAAATCCGGTCTACACAGGCATACTCATTCAGGGAAAAGAAACCACACCCAGCTACAAGGTGCGAAAGCGCGTCACAAAGCCGGAAAGCGAATGGGCAATCGTTTCGGACGCCCACGAAGCCATCATTGAGCGCCGGGACTTTGACAGCGTACAGAAGGCGCTCTCGTTGGATACCCGCCGCAGCCCCGGCGACAGCGCCGTGCAGCTTTTCAGCGGCATGGTGTTCTGCGGCGAGTGCGGCGCAAGCATGGTGCGCAAAACCGTTCCCTCCGGCAATAAAAAGTATGTCTACTACGTCTGCGCCGCGCACAAGCAGGATAAATCCTGTTCGCCCCACCGGATGCGCGACGAGGCGCTGGAACAACTGGTTTTGGACACGGTAAAGCAGTATGTCCGGGACGTGGTTGATCTGGACGATATTCTTGCCATGACGGATACCGCCCCCCTGAGAACCGCAGAAGCCCAGAAGGTGCAGCGGCAGCTCGACAAGAAACGCTCTGAGCATGAGCGGCTCCAGAAGCTGCTCATGTCCCTGTATGAAAGCCTTGCAGACGGCATCATCGACCGGGACGAATACGCAAGGCTCAAGCAGAATTACGCAGGACGCTGCGCCGAGTGCGAAAAGCAGATGGACGCCTTGCAGGAGACCCTTACGCAGATCAGGGAGCACGGCGGCGAGCACCGGGAGTGGATGGCGCAGTTCAGAAAGCACCTGAACATTACGGAATTGGAGCGCAGCATCGTTGTGGCGCTGATCGACCGCATCCTCATTTACAGGGACAACCGCGTGGAAGTCCGCTTCCGCTTTGCGGACGAATTTGCATGGCAGACGGATATTCTCAGAAGATCACAAATACGGGAGGTGGTATAAGTGGCAAGAACGAAACGAAAGACAAACCCGGTCATTCCGGCGGCGGGAGCTCCCGTACAGGCGCAGAAGCAATACCGCGCCGCCGCCTATGTCCGCCTTTCCGTGGAGGACAGCGGCAAACCCGGCGCGGATACCATAGAAGGGCAGAAAAACCTGCTGCTCCGGTTCATTGAAGATGACCCAACGCTTACCCTGTATGGGCTGTTCTGCGATAACGGACGAACCGGCACGGACTTTGACCGTCCTCAGTTTGAAAAGATGATGGAGGCGGTCAAGCGCGGAGAGGTAGACTGCATCGTGGTCAAAGACCTATCCCGCTTTGGCAGAAACTACAAGGAAACCGGCAACTATTTGGAGCGCATCTTTCCATTCTTGGGCGTGCGATTCATCGCCGTCAACGACGGCTTCGACACCCTCACCGCCCGGCGGGGCGCGGATGGGTATCTCGTTCCGCTGAAAAATCTCATCAACGAGGTTTACAGCAAGGATATTTCCAGGAAGTCCGGCTCCGCGCTGGCGGCGAAGCAGAAAAACGGCGATTTCATCGGGGCGTGGGCTCCCTACGGTTACCGCAAACAACCGGATAATCCCCGCAAGCTGGAGCCGGACGAAGCGACGGCTCCCGTTGTCCGGCAGATATTCCGGTGGCGAGCCGAGGGTGTGAGCGTCACGCAGATTGCAAGGCGGCTCAACGATGAGGGCGTACCATCCCCCTCCGCCTACCTGTACAATACCGGTGTATGCAAAACAGAAAAGTACAACGGCGTGAGCTGGTATGTTCAGACGGTCAAAAACCTTCTGTCCCGGCAGGTGTACATCGGACACATGGTGCAGGGAAGGAAGCGGCAGTCCTTCTACGAAAACCGGGGGCAGTACAAGAAGCCAAAGGAGGAGTGGATCGTCGTTGAAAATACCCACGAGCCGCTGATCGACCGGGAGACCTTTAATAAGGTTCAGGAAATATCCCGGTGCAAAAATGAAGCATACTTTGAAGCGCTCGGCAGGTTCACGCATCTGGAAACCACCGAAAACATCCTCAAGGGGCTGGTCTGCTGCGCCGACTGCAAGCGTCCGCTGGTGCGGTACAAGAATGTGAGCCACGAAAAAAAGCTGTGGTACACCTTTATCTGCCCGACCCACGCCAACGACATTGGCAGCTGTCCGCTGAAAAACATCCGGGAGGACGCACTGTTCCCCATGCTCCTGCAAGCCATTCAAACCCAGATCGCCCTTGCCGCCGATATGGAAGCCATTGTCCGCAGATTGAACAGCTCCCCCAAATACAGAAAGCAGACTGCGACGCTGCAAGGCAGGCTGGACGCCGCGAAAAGGGCGCTCAAACGCTGCAACGGCCTGTATGACAGCCTGTATCAGAGCTATGTGGATCAGCTCATGACCGAGCAGGAGTATATGACGCTGAAGCGTCGCTACAAAGCGGAAGCCGAGGAAGCGGAGCGGTTGATCGAGACTCTGACCCGCCGACAGGCAGCGGAAGCGGCGCACACGTCGGAGAACCCGTTCCTTGCGGCCTTTGGCAGCTTCCGGGGCGCGGATGTTTTGACAAAAGAAATGGCGCAGGCGCTGATTGAGCGTGTGTATGTGGACGGTGACAGCAATATCGAGATCGTGTTCCGTTACCGGGACGAATACAAGGAGCTCTGTACATATCTGGAAGGGAGGAAAACTGACGCATGAAAACGGCGATGTATCTTCGCATATCGAGCGAGGATGAGGATTTGCGAACCGGCGAAAAGAACGAATCCGAGAGCATATCCAACCAGCGTAGCCTCCTTCGGGATTATGTATGCAGCCATGCAGATTTATCCGGCTCTGAAATATTGGAATTTTGTGACGACGGTTGGAGTGGTACGAATTTCGAGCGTCCAGCTGTGAAGGAGCTTTTGGAGCAGGTCAAGCGCGGGCAGATCAACTGCATCGTAGTAAAAGACCTTTCCCGCTTTGGCCGTGATTACCTCACCGTGGGAGACTACATCTCCCGCGTGTTCCCGTTCCTCGGTGTACGCTTCATTTCCGTCAACGACGGTTTTGACAGCAGCAATCCGCTGGACATCGACAGCCTCGATACTTCGTTTCGGACGCTGATCTACGACCTGTACAGCCGTGACCTTTCCCGCAGGGTAAAAAGCGCAAAGAAGGCCAGAGCCGAGCGCGGGGCGTTTCTCAGTCCCTATGCGCCTTACGGATATGTCAAAGACCCGGAGGACAAGAATCATCTGCTGGTGGATACGGAAGCCGCCGACGTGGTACGGCGCATCTTTCAAATGGCGGCGGATGGTACAAAGACATGGCAGATCGCGGCGGCGCTGAACGGCGACGGCATACTCTCTCCGAAGAACTACAAGATTGAGACAGGCTGCACAAGAACGCCGTGGCGCAGCATCCAAGAGGATAACTTCTGGACGGCCAATCTGGTCGCAAAGCTCCTGCGGGACGAGCGGTATATTGGAAAGACGGTGTACGGCAAACGAAGCCGGGACATTGTAGGCAGCACCCACACGGTCAAAATCTCCCGCAATGATTGGGTTATTGTCCCCGGCAGGCACGAGGCCATTGTGCCGGAGGCACTGTTTGAAAAAGCGCAGATTTGTATGCGGGAATACAGGGAGCGAGAAGTCATGACGGGCGGCGGGAATCCGCTGAAGCGCAAGGTAATCTGCGGCGTATGCGGTCATGCCATGCAGCGGGACAATAAGAAGAACGGCTCCTACCGCTGCGTCATGAAACGGCTGAATACCGGCTTTGACTGCTCGGAGGAAAAAGTCCCGGAGGCCGATATTCTGGAAGCTGTCATCGATACCATACAGGTCTATGCCCAATACGCCGTCAGTATAGACAGGCTCCTGCAAACAAGGCAGGCACAGCGGCAGCTTGACCGCAAACAGGCGCAGCGACAGTTGCAGACCCTCCAGAGCCGGAAAGCCCAGCTTGACAAGCGGCTGCAAGACCTCTATGAAGGACTGGTGGAGGGTGAAATCTCCCGCGAGAGCTTCGCTGCGCAAAAGAAAGCCCTAACAGCGCAAACGGAGGAAATCACTCGCACGGTCTTGGAGCTGGAGCGCAAAATAAGCGGCAGCGACGATAAGGGTAATGCTATGATCGAACAACTCAAGAGCTATGCAGGCATTACCGCGCTGACCAAAGAAATTTCTGTCGAGCTACTGCAATCCGTCACCATCTACCCGGACGGGTGCATGGATATTCGGCTGAACCTTGCCGATGAGATTAAAACTTTGATGGAGAGCTTGCGCCGGGAATCCTGTACGGCGTGAATTTATTAGTCCTTTTTGTACAGCAGCCGACGAGGGGCTGTCCGGAACGAGCACGAAAAAACGGCTTGCCTTTCAGCGCATGATCGCCTGTGCGCGCGCCGGAACGCTCGACCTGATCGTGACCAAGGAGATCTCGCGCTTTGCGCGCAACACGCTCGACAGCATTTACTACACGCGCGAGCTCAAGCGCCTGGGTGTGGGCGTGCTGTTTTTGAGCGACAACCTCTGCACGCTCGACGGTGACGCCGAGCTGCGCCTGGCGATCCTCTCCTCCATCGCGCAGGAAGAGAGCCGCCGCACCTCCGAGCGCGTCAAATGGGGGCAAAAACGGCGTATGGAGCAAGGCGTCGTGTTCGGGCGCGATCTGCTCGGCTACGATGTGCGCAGCGGCATGCTGTATGTGAACAAAGCGGGGGCACAAACCGTGCGGGAAATCTTCCGCAAATGCGTCGATGAGGGCAAAGGCGCGCACACCATTGCGCGCGAGCTAAATGAGGCCGGAATCCCGGCAGCGCGCGGCGGTGCGTGGCACAGCAGCGTCATTCTGCGCATCCTGCGCAACGAAAAATACTGCGGCGATCTGGTGCAGAAAAAGACCTACACCCCTGACTATCTGACGCACGAGAAAAAATATAACCATGGGCAGGAGGAGTATATCATCGTGCGCGAGCACCACGCGCCGATCATCCCGCGCGCAACATTTGAGACGGCCGGGCGCATCCTCGATCAACGCGCAGCAGCACCGACCGGGCAGCGCAAGTACAGCCGCCGCTATCCCCTGTCCGGCAAGCTGCGCTGCGGCATCTGCGGCACCGTCTGCGCCGCCCGGAAGAAAACGCGGCGCAACGGCACCGATGCCACCTCGTGGCGCTGCGGCAATGCCGTGAAATACGGGCGGCCGCACACGGGCACAGACGGCCGCTGCCGCGGCTGCACCGGCGAGAGCCTGCGAAATGAGGACGCGCTGCAAATCCTGTCACAGGTGTGGGCCTCTCTC